AGTCCGATACGGCACATTCGGTTTGAGCAAATCCTAAAAGAATATTACCTACTAAATGTTTTTCTTCTTCTGTTAAATTTTCATTCCAATCCTTCACATCACCTTGCATTGGTATTTCGGTATGTAACCAAAATGCCTGCATTTGCTTCAACCAACCTTCATTATAATAGTCTGGAAATTCAAATGGTTTGTAGGCGATTCTTTCTGTAAATAATTTGCTCATATTTTCTTTTTGTTATGTTTGAAGTGTAGGTATAACTATCTTTGTAATTTATAAATTTTCTATTTTCTTTAGAAAATTTTATACAATTATCCCATATTTTCAACATACTTTTTATGTAATAATTTCTTCTCTAAATTCTCTCCGTTTTTAGAGTCTTTTGTAGCAATAACACCATCTGCTGATGTTGCTGCAAATACATCCATAATGCCGTGGAATGTATCAATCTTTGCTGGGAAGGTCATTCCATCAGGTCCAAATCGATTCTTAACGATGTGAATACGGCCTGTGTTTGATAACTTATCCTTTGTCTTTCTACTAACACTCATAATGAAATCAGCAGTTTGTACTTTCTTATATGAATCACCAACCGAATCTGCTCCAATTACTTCATGCTCAATTGCTGCTCTATTAGTTTGAGTTGCTGTCCAAATCGGAATACCATGCTCACCACTTAATCCTCTCAACTCTTCATAGATACCACCTAACTCAGCGTATAATCCATCTCTATTACCATTGCCACTTTTTAATAAATCAGCGTAATCAATAATGATTAAATCTGCAGAGAATCCTATTTGTTTTAACTTTTCAATATGAGCCGCAATAGTTTTAGAAGATGCGAACTGTGGTGGATAGTACTTAATACGAACTCTGCCTGGTGTACCTTTAATTTTTCTGATAATCTCATCTTTTCGTTCTTTATGTTCTGATGTTTGGATGTTTGTAAGTATAGTAGTGTATCTTTGTCCTACATAACTTTCAGATAATTCTAATGAATAGTGTAAAACATTTTTACCTTTTTGTAAGGCTGAACATGCTATCTTTGATAAGAACCAACTCTTACCAATACCGGATGGTGCCATAACTACTCCTAATTCACCGGGGCCTAAGCCACCATCCATTAGTTCATCAATAACATCCCATCCCGTTGATACTGAATTACGTTTAACATCCTCCATTATCAGTTCAAATTCATCGATATAATCCATACCCAAATCAGATTCTACACCCACTTTGGATGCAGCCATCATTGTATCTATAATTTTATCGTAATTACCTGCTTTAAGAAAGTCAACGGATTTTAAAAGGGCATCTTTTACTTTTTGATTTTTAGCAAATGTAAGATATTCTTTTTTTACATATGGTATATCATCCGCACCTACCTGTAAATAAACAGATTTAAGTTGGTCAACTACCGTTTGTTTTAACCCTTTATCTTCAATACTTCCAACTTTAATTTTGAACACTTCCATTGTAGGAACTGCACGGAATTCGTTGAAGTAGTTTTGTACTTCATCTACAATCCATTGGTTTGCTTGTGATTCAAAAAATGCCGGTTTAGTGATTTCAGTTACCTGTTCAAGAAACTTAACATCCGTTATAAGAGAAGCAACAACTTTAGATTGATACGATTGTCCATATTTTACTAACGTATCGATTGCTTCCATTATTTATTTTTTTTCTTTCTTGCTAATTTTTTTTCTTCGATTGATAACTCAACTACTTCTTCAGTTGGTTGTTCAATAACTTGCACACTCTTAATCGGTTTACGAGTTGCTAACTTCCACTCGGATTTTGGAATAAACTTCCAATACCCACCTTTTACTCTATCATCCGCATCTTCATCACTTACTCTACGGATTTCATCTAATTGATAACCCTTTGCTACTTTAATACATTTAATACACTTCATACTTTTTGTCCATGTTTAATTTAAAAATTATTTTACTATCATTAAGATTTCTGATTCTCTTAATAAGATGTATTTTTTACCACCTACTTTGATTTCTTGTCCTTGATGGTATGGTGGAAGAATTACTTCATCACCCTCTTTAACGCTCATTGGAATTAATGTTCCATTTTGTGTGTAAATACCAGGTCCTACTGATTCTACTGTTGCACGTTTAATATCTTCGTTTCTTACTGAATCAGGGATAATAATACCACCTGCAGTTTGTGTAACCTCTGGTTCTAATTCTGTTAGAAGAACTCTATCTCCTAATGGTTTTGCTAATTTGTCTGCCATTTGTTTAAAATTTTGCTATGTGAGAGAATGTGGATTGTAACCAGTCCGTAACATTTGGAAATGAATCCAATATACGCGTTTTCAATCCGATTTTTAAAAATTCTTGTTTACTAAACTTCGTTGTTGGTTCTTCGTATCTATCTATGATTTTCATTCGAAGATTACCACTAAACGTTGGTTCGGATAACTGCATTAAGGTACGATTTCTTTTTAACAATTCCAAATTATTTTCAAATAACTCATGCGCTTTTGTTTTCTTTGGTTGAGTTTTAATATACTCTAACATAGATTCCGTAGTTTGCAATTCACTATCTGCTAATATTGGAAATGATTTAATAATCGTTTTCAGTCCTAAACCACTAATACCTTCTACATTATCGGATTTATCACCATCAATCATTCTGAAATTGATAAAGTTATGTGGATGAATACCAAATTCTTCTTTAACCTCATCAATATTGTAAACTTTCTTTTTAGATGGTGAATATACACTCACATCTTTGTTTACTAATTGTAAGAAGTCCTTATCAGTACTCATTATAATAACCTTTTCATTTTCTTGTTTTAATTGAGTTGCGATATACGCCATAACATCATCTGCCTCAATTCCATCATAAATCATAATAGATACGGGTAAAACTGAAAGTAGCTCACCTAATCCAATCATTTGCCTTCTCATAGATGCGCTTTCTTCTTCAGGGTTCATTTCAACCGAAGCGGCACGATTCAATCTCATTTTGATTTTGTTCTTACCTCTTTCAGATTTATAACCCGAATATATATCCTTTCTGCTTTGTGAACCCCCTTTACCATCGAATACTACGACTACTCTTGTAGGGTTTAATGTACGGATGGCGTAGCCGATACTTTTTAAAGTACCGACTATTCCTCCAATATGGTCACCATTATCATTTAGATTAGGTGCGGTTGACCAAGAACGAATGAAGGTATTAAGACCATCAATAACTAAAGTTTTCGAATTACGATGTAAATCACCGAAACCTTTATGTTCCTCATCTATTTGTTTTAGTATATCTAAATACTTTTTGTTAATCTGACTCATTTCCTTCGTCCGTTGTTAATTCAACTTCATCCGATGATGCTGTTTTGTATTGTAAAATTGTTGATTCGCAAATTCTGCGATAAATTTGGTCTTTTAGTTCTAAATTTTCTAACATCTTAGGAAAATCCTTTGATTGAAATTTCATAACTTCACCACTTTCGGTGTCGATATATTCGTACCAAGCGCCTGCTTGCTTTACAATTTTACCATCTTTCATTACCGATAGCCACCCTCCGTAATTATCAATACCTCTATCAAAGAAGATATCAAAATCTGCGTGTCGTAATGGTGGCCCCATGCGATTTTTAATAACCTGACAACGAACTTTAATACCTACGATTCTATCTACGGCTTTAAGTTGTCCCATATTCTTCAATCTCAATCTAACTGAACTATGAAATGCTAATGCTTTACCACCCGATGTTGTCCACGGGTCTCCAAACATTGCGTTCATTTTCTGTCTTAACTGATTTGTGAATATTAAAGCAATCGATTGTCTACCAATCATATTGGTAATCTTTCTCATTGCTTTTGAAATGATAATTGCCTTATCAGTTGCGTAACCATCTTTATCATAATCAGCTTCCATCTCTTTCTTTGAAGATGCCGCTGCTACTGAATCGACTACGATTGTAACTAATCTATCCTTATCGCCCTTACGAACTTGCTCAATAATTGTTTCACATGCTTCAAAGATACCTTCAACAGTATCTACTGAAACATATAGGAGTTTTGAGATATCTACTCCGATTGCTTCTAAAAATTCTCTACTAACTGCGGTTTCCGTATCAATCAGAACTGCTACACCACCTTTACGTTGTGTTTCAGCCAATAAATGGGCGGAGAGCAGAGATTTTCCACTCTGCTCTAAACCCGTTATTTCTGCGATACGTCCTACTGGCAATCCACCATAAGGTCGGTTTGATATTGCTACATCCAACATTGCGTTACCCGTAGATAACCAATCTTTAACATTTGTAGGGGCGTCGCCTCCTTCATCTGTTAGGAAGTAAGCAATCTTACCATCCTTATTTTGTTTGTTTAGAGAATCAGCAAGTAAACTTGCTAAATCATCTTCTCTTTTTGCCATTGTAACTTTTTTTAGTTGTTAAATAAATCATCGAATGCCGATGCTACATCATCTTTTGGTGCCGTTGCTTTAGGAGCTTCAGCTTTTGGAGCCGGAGTTTCCCAAGGTAAATCACCAATTTCTTGTGTACCACCTAAATCTGTCGATGATTGAGCCGGAGCTGCTTTTGGTGCTTCCAATGTTTCGTTAATTGGATTACCACTACCATTTGAACCTGCTGATGGGTTTAACCAATTTTCCAATACACCCTTTAATTCATCATAAGATAATTCCTGATATAATTCAGTAATTTCTTTTTGAGAATCCAACATTTGTTGAACCTGAGCTGCATCATCTAAAATTTTAGAAGTTGCAGGTTTAACTCTGATTGTAGTTGTTGGATAAGCTGCATTTGATTCTTCAGCTGATACTACTTCCAATACGATATCTCTACCATTATTTGGGTCAGTAATATCTCCATAATCCGGGTCAGCGATGTATCCTAAGATATCCTGATAAACCGTCTTACCAAATCCCCAAAACTTAACACCTTCATTCTCTTTACCTCTTACGATAACGGGTGCAAATGTTCTTAATTTTGGCTCCATTTTCTTACCTGCTTTCCAATCATCGGTATCGCCTGTACGTTTAAGTTTTTCTGCAAACTCTACGATTGGGTCAGGTCTACCAAAACTCATTGGAGATAAGTAAGTTTTGTTGTTAATGTTGTAGTGAAAAT